AAGAGCAGTTATTGTTGAACTGCCATCAATACCTTGTAAGAAAATATCAGCATCGGCTTGTTTTGCTACAAGTTTTAAATGGTTAGAATCATTTAATTGGAATTGACCAATTTCTGTTCCACCATCTTTTAACGTAATATTTCCACCATCAGCATCAAGGATAAGTTCGCCACCAACATCTAAAGTTAAATCTGCACCATCAGAAATAGTAGAGCCATTAATTGTTATATCGTCTACTGTAAGTGTTGTAAGCGTACCAAGACTTGTAATATTTCCTTGAGCTGCTGTACCAAGTGTGCCTATAATATTTTGTGCAAATGTTACTTGTCCTCCATCTGCTATAGTCATAGCATCATCACCATCTGTATATTCTATAAGAGCTGTTTGTATTGAAGCAGATGTTTCTATAATGCCACTTGTTTGTAAATTTAAAGAGGCAAAAGCATCAAACATTGCTCCACCAGAACCTGCACCATCTGAATAAATAACTTTAGTTTTACCAGAAGGTATGGTTATTGTAGCTCCAGAGCCTTGTTTAATAATAATAGATTGAGAACCAGATGTTCCATTTTCTATAATCCATAGCTTAGAAACTGTATTTGGTCCTATAGTAATAGTACAAGTAGAATCTAATGTACCTGTATATTTTAAGAACATAGACCTGCCTGGGTCTGTAGCTCCATCAGCTATAGTAGTAGTATGCGTATCAGCATTAGTTGTAATGGCTTCTGTGCCATAACTAAAAGCTTCTGCTATTAATTCAAGATTAGTATTTGTAGTATCACCCCATGTTCCACTAGCATCACCAGTAGCCATTTCGTTTAATCTTAAATCATTTACATATGAACTTGCCATTTTTTATTCCTCGTATTAATTATATTGTATCAAGCAACTTCACTCCAATCTGGATTTTGTGTTGTTGATACTTCTTGATAATTAGATGTTTGTGTTGTTGTTATTGTTTGGTAATTTGCTGTTTGTGATGTATTTACGATACCCCAAATATTAACTCCCTGTATACCACTTGTTCCTATAACTCCTTCAGGTTCTATTACAGCTTTACCTATATTTACAACATTTCCAAGTGTTAATGTTGCTACATTGCCTGTAACAGAAAATACATTATCTGTTCTTGTTGTTGCTGTGCCTAATGAAGATGTTGCAGATATTCCTGTTGGAAGTATATTAGCATCTGCTGTAACAATTTCATCTCCAACTTCTAAAGTTGTTGCTACTGCTGATACACCTGTAACTGCTGCACCTGCTGTAATTGCATTACCTAATGCTGAAGTACCTGTATTACCTGTAACAGAAGTATTTGAATCTGCTGCTACAGTTTCATCTCCTAAAGTACCTGTTCCTGCAATACCTGTAGGTAAAATAACAGCAGTACCTGTAATTGTTTCATTACCTAAAGCACCAGTTCCTGTTATTCCTGTAGTAACAATATTAGCTTCAGCTATTACTGTTTCATTACCTAATGTTCCTGTTCCAGAAACTCCTGTTGGAACTATTACTGCTGTTGCAACAATAGTTTCATTACCTAAATTGGATGTAGAACTTAATCCAGTAATACTTGTATTAGAATCTGCTACTACTACTTCATTACCAAGTGTTCCTGTTCCTTCAATACCTGTAGGTAAAACAAGTGCTTGTGTAGAAATTATTACATTATTAACAGAGCCTGTTGCAGATACTCCTGTTAATTCAACAGGTATGGATGTACCCCAGGGACCATCTCCCCAAGAACCTCTACCCCAACCTGTAATGTCAGCCATTTTTAGGCTATTCTAATAATTGCGTTTGAAGCGTCTGCTGCTGGAAATTGAATAGTAAAATCACCATTAGTTGATGTTTTATCTCCACCAAAATCTAATACGCATACTGATGGGTCACTAGTTGCAGCTTCATTATAAATTAAAGCACCTCTTGCTGTAATTGTAGCTGTACTAAAAGTTAAATCATTAAAGTCTGTTAATGCAGTTGTTCCAGATGTAGTAGGGGTAACACTTGTTAAAAATGCACCTTTAGCTGTATAACCTGTTCCGCTTGCTTCATTACTTGAAGTATATGCAGTAGTTGCTGCACCTAAAGAAGCACTACTTGTATAAAGTGCTAACTTAAATTGGTCACTTGCTGCAGTAAAATTATGTGTAGCAGTCATTAATTCTTTTTTAAATGATGTACACATTGCTTGTGATATTGCCATTATATTCTCCTTATGATATCAGCCATTTGTTTATGACCTTGTTTTTCTAATAAACCAGCTACTGTTGCTCTATCACTTGCAATAGCTTGCTTCATATATAATAAAATAACTTGTTGTATTGTGTCTTTAAACGCTTCTGCTTGGGCTTTTACCATAGGGTCAGCATTATCACTTATACTTACAATTTTATTTACTACTCTTTCTGTCCAATATTCTGGACTTAAACCTGTATTATTTGTTGTTTCTACACTTACAGTTCCAACTGTTGGCTTTACATCTACACTAAACATTAACTTACCTGCTGTCTTACAGGACCACTTCTATAGTTGTCCTTAGTATTTTTTCCTTCGCCTAAATTTTTAAGTCTAGAAACTGCTTCATTAAATCTATTTTGATAATTTGTTAGTACATCTGGTTCACCTTTCATAAAGGTATAGGCTTCTACTAAAGAGCCATATAATAAACAATCTGATGCATTTGTTCCTAACCAACTAGTTCCATCTGCAGATGTTGTAATTGATGTTGGAGTATATTCATAGTGTAACTCTACTGTAAGATTACTATTAGGTGTAGGAGCTACAATAAAACTATCTTCATCAAATCTTGCATAATATTTAGGAATACCTGTTGATGTGCTATCAGGATATGCTTCTCTTATAAAAGCTACATCTTTATATAACAAATATTCATAACCACTATTGTCTACTGCTAAAGTATGAGATGCTAGAAAATCAGTAGGACAAGATAAATATTGATTACCATTAGTCAAAGTACCAGATACATTTTTTCTAAAAAAAGGTAATGAAACTAATTTTTGTATTCTATCTTCAGTAGTAACTATAAAATCATCTAAATTATTATTAAATGTAGTTTCAGTATTATTTGTATAATCCTGTATTGCTGTTTTTAATGTTGTATATGTCCAAGCCATTATTCTGTACTCACTGTTACTGTTCCTACTTTAGCACTAGATAATATTCCTGTACCTGCAACTGGATTAAATCCATAGTAAGAAGTTGATTCTTTTCTTCCTCTATCTGGTCTTGGATTAAATAATGATTCATTGTCTGATGTATCAAGCTCACCTAGTTTATATTGAGGATGGTCAACATCAAAACAACTATTACATACTCTTAATCCATTACGAATACTATCTTGTATTTCGTATTGTAAATCGTTTAGCTTATAAGTAAAACCACATCTATCACAATCACCTAAAGCTTTCTTTCCTGCAGCATACATTATCTATAAGCTTGCATATCAGGTACGAACTTAACAGATGCTCTTTCTCTATCAGCATCACTTACATCATTCCAAAGTTCATCATACCTTTGTTTAATCATTGGAACTCTATTTTGTGCTTCTGGCATTTTACAAGCTAAGTTATAAGCTAATGCATATGTTAAGCATGGAAGATATCTACTAGGTACATCAGCATTATTACTTGCTACTGCACCAGCATCATCTAATCTTTTAATATAATCATATACCAAAGTATAAGTTTCAGCAGAATCAGGAGTTGCCCATAAAACAATATTATTAGAGCTAGTGCCTTTATCTACATAAAACTGTGTTGGTTTAGATTGTAGCAGTTTGCTAGCTTGATGATTATATTGAGTTCTAGATATTCTATTTAATCTTTGGTCAAATTGATTTGCAGTATTTCCTGCATCAGTTCTAATAAAAGCATCTACTACTTCTAATGCACTTGATTCAGTAGCATAACTGCTTGTTCCTGCGACTAAAGTTGTAGAAGCTTGTTCTATTGTCCAAAGGTTTAATCCTTTATTTTGCCATTCTAAAAATATTAAATTAAGAGCTCTTTTAGCTCCTTTGTAGTCATAACCAGAACGTAATTCACTACCGCATAAATCATAGGCTTCTTCCATGATATCGGCTAAATCTAATGTAAATGCTGTTGTTCCACTTGTTGCCATTATTTATTCCTAATTAACACTTCCACCTTCTACGAGCCTGTCTAATTCTTGAATTAGGGTCGTTTCTGGTTTTGGCTGAACTTCTTTTAAGTTGACCTAAAGACCTTGCACAATAAGATTTTCTACGTTTAGCAGCTTTACTACCTTTCTTTACTTTACCTGTAACTGCTGTTTTTAACTTAGAGCCAGGGTTTAATCTTCTATAAGCTTTAACCCCAGCTTTAGTCATACCAGCACCAGATTTAGTAGAACGAAAGTTCTTCTTATTTCTAGCAGGCATTGAAGCCTGTTTTCTTATTGGCATATGTATTTAACTAAGACTTTCCGCCTCTAGCCATACCTTTAGACCTTTTCTTTTTCATAGCTGGTTCATTGCTAGTCATACCGCCACCAAACATTCTTTTTACATAATCTTTGTTTTGTTCGACTTTAGACATTTTACCAACTTCTACCATGCCAGTTTTACCGCCATTAGACATATATTTAGATTTTTTCATAATAAGTACCTTTATTTTTTAGCTACAGTTTTTTTCTTAGCTGTAGTTTTTTTAGTTGTTTTTTTCTTAACTGGTTTTTTACCACCAACATAAGCTTCATTAACATCTGGAGTAGATGGGTCATCAGCAACAAGCTGACCTTTGTCATTTCTTGCTCTTTCACCATTCATCTCAGCACATTTACGTTCTGCATCTTCTAAGTCTGGGTCTGGACCAAATATAGGTCTATAGATTCCATCCTCATCTAATTTTAAAACTTTATATTGTGCTGGAAATTCACCAGTTTCTGATATTACATAATTTTTATTAGCCATAATTAATTCCTATTAGTCAGAATATACTTTAACCATTTCTAAAGTAATAGAGTAAGTATCTCCTGAAGAGTGTCCTTTAGTAGTAAATAAGATGTCTCCTGTTTTACCACTACCTGCATTATTTGGAAGTCCACCAAAGTCTTTAAAATCCATATGTCCGTTACTACTTTCAGCTAGCTCTGCTAATAAAACATTAGACGTAGCATCTAAAAATAATTGAACAGACATACCTACAACAGCATGACTAATACGCAATACTCTAACTTCTGAACAGGCTACACCTGCTGCATTAGAAGCCAAAGCAGATACATCTACCTTGGCTACTGCGGATTCTCCTGTGCCATCGCTGACATTTGTAAACTTCATAACACAATTTCTTTCACCATCTATAATGGTTTGTGTTGTTACTGCATCAGCCATAAGTTACTCCTATTAAGCGTCAGCAAATGGAGTTACTAAAGTGCCTGAACCTAAAATGATTCCTTCTACTGCGTATTTAGCACTACCTACTGCAGTTACTTTAATAATACTACCTGCTAATCCACCTTTAGTTGAGCCATTTAATGTAATGACATCATTAGATGCACCAGAAATAAAAGTTTTACCTGTTGCATCAGTAACACCAGTATATAAACCGCCTACGAATTTATCTGTACCATCTGTAAGAATATCCATATCGGTAGCTGCTGTTTCTACTACAAAAGTAAAAGTAGCTCCTAAATTGTTTGTTTGATTTGGGTCGCTATCTTCACCTGGAGTTGTTGCTACTATGCTTGGTAAAGTAAATTTACCATCAGCATCATTACAAGTTAATATTTTACCTGCATGAGCTGCTACTGTTAGTGAAGTATCTGCAGTTAAACTAACTACGTTAGCGTTACCTGCTGAAATGAATCCTGCTAAAGATTGTATTGGACCTGAAAATGTCGTCTTTGCCATAATTTCCTCCTGGGAAATAGGTTCTACTGTCTTGGCTTGTCTGCTAGGTCAGTCTGTAGAACAAGTTAATAATCCTAGATTTAATAATATAACACAAAAAAAAGGGGAGCGTATGCTCCCCTTTACAGTTCTTACGAACTACCTGGCGAACCAAAGATACCTAGTGGGTCAGATACACCGAAAGAATATCTTTCTCTCGCTTTATATCTAACATTACCAGTATCGAAGTCTCCATCCATAGTAGTAGTCATAGGAGCTCTAACAAAATGCTTCATTCCATCTGGAACATCAGTAGTGATAAAGAAAGCATTAGTATCAGTTAAATAATGATTAACTGAATAACCTTCTGGAATCACTCCATTAGTTTTCACTGCATTTATGTCATTGTCAGCAGTTCCTACTCTGTAGTCACTTTGTAACAATCTAGTTGCTACAAACTGCAAGTCAGAAGGAATAATAAGCTTCCTAGCTTTTGCTGCAATTTTTAGACCTCTTTCATCAGTCCATTTGCCGATTTGGATGATTGCATCTTCTAAAGATGTTTCATTTAAATCTGCTCCTGTTGATGGTCTATTACTATTGGTGCCACCATTTACAAGTGGGTGAGCTGTGCTGAATAAAGCAACACCATCACCTGAAGAAAAAGTAGTTGAAAATCCATTGTTTAATGGATAAGCTGCTTTAACTTGTTTTGTATATGACATTGCACGAGCTAATGCTTTAGTATATCTAGCTGATACAGATACATAGAGGTTATCCTCCATAGCTTCTTCTGTAATGCTGAATCCTAAACCAATAGTTTCATGCGTATATCTAGCGACAAAAGATTCTTGTGCAGTATCATAATTGATAGCTGAACCTTCATCTTTGACTGGAGCTGCTCCAAAACCAGATAACTTCAATTCTTCTTCGAAACTTCTTTCAGAATTTTCAGTTACATAGATTTCTTCGTGCTCGTTCTCATAACGATTATATTCTTCACCGAATAATGCGTTAAGACCAGGTAAGAGTTGTTTTAACTCATTAGCTCTTGAAATAGCTGCCATAATTTACTCCTTAACCTATACCTGTTGTATTTAACAACTGGTGTCCAACATTAAACATTACTAGTACATCAGTATAACTATCACCAACTGCACTGTCTGGGCCGTTAACAAATTCTACAATTCGCAAAGGAAGTGTAGCAGTTGTTGCGGCAGTTGAACTATCCAAAGCATTTTTGCTTCGGCCTATATCAGTTGAGCCAGCAGTCTGTACAACCGCGACATTGTTACCAAGATCAGATTGAGCTAAAGAAGCATCACCCTGCATCTTGAATACAGCGTCGGGATCGTCAATGACATAAGCAACAGCATCAGAAGCTACTGTTCCTGTGGGCCACATCTGAGAGAATGTCATCTGTTTAGT